TATCATGCTGATGAAGTCCTAACTCAAAAATCAAGCGGTTATCTATAAAATATAGCCGCTTGGTTCGTTTACCGAATAATAAAAGAATATCATTTACTGTTTTCAATATTTGCTCTGATTTGTTTCA